TGACGATCACGGGCAACCTTGAGATCGGTACCACTGGCAGCCTGACCTTTGAAGGCAGCACCGCCAATGGTTTTGAAACGACGCTGGCAGTCACTGATCCCACTGCCGATCGGACAATCACGCTGCCCAACGTAAGCGGCACCGTCATCACCACCGGTGACACCGGCAGCGTTACCAGCACGATGATCGCCGATGGCACCATCGTCAATGCAGACATCAGCGGCAGCGCCGAGATCGCTGTCAGCAAGCTGGCGAATGGCACTGCTAATCAGGTGATCGTCACTGATGGCACCAATGTGAGCTGGTCAGACAATCTGACACTGGCCGGTGATCTGACCGTGAATGGCACCACCACCACGATCAACACGGAGAATCTGCTGGTTGAAGACAAGAACATCATCATCGGCAATGTCGCCACGCCGACTGATCTAACTGCTGATGGTGGTGGCATCACACTCAAGGGCAGCACCGATAAAACGATCAACTGGGTTGATGCCACAGATGCGTGGACTAGCAGCGAGCGCTTCAGCTATCCACTCGGTAGCGCAACGGCGCCATCGCTGACCTTTACTGGCGACACCAACACTGGCATCTACTCCCCCGGCGCAGACCAAGTAGCCATCTCGACTAGTGGGACGGGGCGGTTGTTTGTTGACAGCTCCGGCAGGTTGTTAGTTGGCACGCCTACCGACTCTGCCCCTGGAGCTTGGCAGTCGAAAGTTCAAGTTGCAAGCACGGGTTTTGACGCATCAATTTCGCTGCGGAGAGATACAAATTCAGCAAGCGGACCCGTTCTTGCCTTTGGCAAAAGTCGCGGCAGCTTGAACGGGGTCACCGTAGTTTCAGATAATGACCAGTTAGGTTCAATTTTCTTCTATGGTGCTGATAACACAGATTTAGAAACTGCCGCTGCTTCAATTGTTGCGGCAGTAGACGGCACCCCCGGCGCTAACGACATGCCAGGCAGGCTGGTGTTCTCCACTACCGCCGACTTAGCAAGCAGCCCGACGGAGCAACTGCGCATCACCTCCGATCGTTATGTGCGCCTTGCATCCGGCACCGGCGGCATCCAGTTCGGCGGCGACACCGCCGCAGCCAATGCGCTGGACGACTACGAGGAGGGCACCTTCACGCCGACCATCGTGGGCACGTCCACCGCGGGCACTGCGACCTATGCAGCCAACGGGCAGGTGGGGCGATACACGAAGATCGGCAACCGCGTCTTCTTTGATCTCTACCTCAGCTGGACCGCTCACACCGGCACTGGCGATCTGCAGATCAACGGCCTGCCCTTCACGGTGCAGAACACCACCAACCTCAACCGCAATTACAGCGCCATCCTCAACGTGGTCGCGATGACGGCCGGCAACCTTGGCGCCGCGTTCTCATCGCCCAACACCACTGCAGTCGCGCTTCGTCAGATGCCGACCGGTGGTGGATCTGTCGCGACCATCCCGATGGACACCAGCGCGCAGATCTCCATCTCGGGCTGTTTCGAGGCCTAACCTACGCTCACACCTAATCAGACCGGAGGCCTGATCGGATGACACTCACCAAGCAATCGATCGTCGACAAGATCGAGGTGGTCGGACCCTACAGCCACATCCAGGTGCGCGTTTGTGAGCGCGTGCTGGAGGATGGCGAACCGATCGCCGAGAAGTATCACCGCCACGTCGTCAGCCCGGGCGCTGACACCACCGGCGAAGATCCGCGCGTGCAGGCGATCGCCGGCATCCTCCACACGCCTGAGGTAGTTTCTGCCTATCAGGCCTCCCTCACCACCAACGAGGCTCCCGCGGAATGACCACCACCTTCACCTGGGCGATCGCCAACATGGATCGTCAGCTCGCCGATGGCGCAGTCACCACGATCCACTGGACCATCTCGGCGCATGACGGCACCTACAGCGCCGGCGCCTATGGCTCCATCGGCCTGCCGGAGCCTGACCCCGAGGCCATGATCCCCTTCGCTGATCTCACCCCCGAGACCTGCGTGCAGTGGGTGAAAGACCATTTCGGTGCCGAGAAGGTCGCCGAGATTGAGGCCGCACTCCAGCAGCAGCTGGACCAGCAGCGCCACCCCGTCACCGGCCAAGGCCTCCCCTGGGCTAGCTGATGGCCGTCAAGTCCAAGACCGGCACCGCGCGGCTCGATCATCAGGCCGGGCCGCCCAAGACCACGCGCCAAGGGTTCGGCCAACGCAGCCGGCCCCGGCGCCGCGGCAAGAAACCCCTACGCGGGCAGGGTCGGTAAGCTGAAGGGGTAGCCCCATGGCGCCATGATCGAAGTCATCGCAGCCATTGCCGGCGCGTCTATTTCCGTCGCAGCCATGGGCGCTGCTGGTTTCAGCCGCAAATCAGATGAAGCCCGCGAAGCCGTGATCAGACTCACCTCAGCTGTGGAGCACATCGCCTCACAGCTTGAGGTGCTTCACACTGATATGAAGGAAGATCGCAAGGAAACATTCGGACGCCTATCGACGGTGGAGCAGCGCGTCTCTAAGTTGGAAGCACGACCACCAGCCGGCTAGCCATGGATCACGCCACCACCGTTGCGGTGATTGCCATCGTGGTTGCGGCAGGTTCTGAGATCATTGCCGTCTCGCCGCTGAAATCCAACAGCTGGCTGCAGTTGCTATTTCAAGTGCTGCGCCTGGCATTTCCTAAGCAGCGCCGCTGAGTCATGGCAAACGATGCACCGATCACGCTGCAACAGCTGTTCAAGTACTACAAAGCACTGCCGCATCAGGCTGCTGCGATTCAGCAGCTAGAGGCTGAGCTGGCTGCCAACACCTACGACGCAGTGATGCGGCGCGATCGGGACTGGTTCCAGACATGGAGCCAAGACGGCAAGCAAACCGATCTAGCTGCCGCTATCGCGCTGATTAAGGAGTTCGAGGGCTGCCACCTCTCGGCATACCCTGACCCGCTATCAGGCGGCGACCCGTGGACGATCGGCTATGGCACCACGCGCTACAGCAATGGCACGTCAGTGAAGCGTGGCGACAAGATCAACGTCATCGAGGCCGATATGCTGCTGCGCCTTGAGGTGGATCGCATCGCTGACAAGCTGCGCAGCACCATCCCGCATTGGAATGTGATGGATGACAATCAGCGCTCGGCGCTGGTGAGCTTCGCCTACAACCTCGGCTCTGGCTTTTACGGCACTGCTGGTTTTGAGACCATCAGCAAGTGCCTGCGTGACCGTGACTGGGCAGGAGTGCCCGCAGCGCTCGAGCTTTACCGCAATCCTGGCAGCAACGTCGAGGCTGGCCTGCTGCGCCGTCGCCGCGCTGAGGGCAAACTCTGGGGCCAGCATCAAGCCATAGCCGAACCAGAGACCGCCAAGTTGCGTCCTGGTAGTCCGTTCACGGCACGCATCACCCCTCACATCAGGCTGGGAGAATTCGCGCTGGATCAGGAGGCGCGCAGATTCCAGAATCAGGGGCAGCTCGATATTGCTGCAGAGCTAGCAGCATTCCTCGAGCGCGTGCGCGTGCAGTTCGGCGGACGGCCAATCGTGATCACATCCGGCTATCGGCCTGAGGCGATCAACCGGCAGGCCGGTGGTGCCAGCGGCAGCGAGCATCTGTATCAGCCGGGATGTGGCGCAGTTGATTTCTACATCGATGGTGAGGACACTTACGTGGTGCAGAACTGGTGCGATAAGCATTGGCCGTTTTCGCTTGGCTATGGCGCATACAAAGGATTCGTGCATCTAGGCATCCGCTCTGGCCGGCCTAAACTTCGCTGGGATTATTGAGCGCCTGTGCTGGTACCTGACCACGAGATTCGCCGGCTGTGCAAGCAGCATTCAATGCTGCAGCCATACAACGAGGAGCAGCTCAACCCAGCCAGTTATGACGTGACCCTCGGCGGTCAGATCATGATGGAGGTGGCCAGCACACCAGAACTACAGAAGGTGCAGCTGCATGGCCATAGCAAAGATGACCCGTTCTGGATCCAGCCGGGCGAATTCTTCCTGGCTGAAACTCAGGAGATCTTCAATCTGCCAAATCACGTCGGCGCTCAGTTTGTTTTGAAGTCGAGCCGCGCACGCGAGGGATGGGATCATGCCGAAGCCGGATGGGCAGATCCAGGGTGGTTTGGCAGCAGGCTCACGATGGAACTGCGCAATCAACGTCGTCTGCATCCATTGCCGATTTGGCCTGGTCTGCGGATTGGGCAGATGAAGTTCCTGCTGGTCAGTGGCACCGTGGAGCGCAGCTACGCGGAAACCGGAAGATATAACGCAGACCTTGGCGTCACCGCATCCAAGGGGTAGCAAGCGGCGCCATGCGCAAGCGGTAGATCTTGCCGGGTGCCTCGGCCGGATCATCCATGGGAATCATGGTGTAATCGTCGCAGCCGTGTGATTCGGCGAAGTGACTGGCGGCTTGATGAGTGGTGAATGGCCCGATATGCCACGGGCCGATGCGGAGGATGTATTGCATCGCGGGACGCTAGCGCGAATGTTGCTGGCTAATCCCGTAGCAATTCTGTAATCTCGTGAGACTCGGTTGCGACCGCTACCGTGCACCAAGCGGCGGTCAGCTCATGCCCGGTTACTACCTAGAGGTTTCCGCCAAGATCTTCATCCGATCAAACACGCCAGCTGATGACATACCTGGTGATGTCTACAGTCAAATCGCCGAGCATGTCCGATCCGATGAAGACATCATCGATATCGAAGTGAACTGCGTGCCGGTGCCTGAGGATCTCTGTGGATCGGCACCACATTGATGGCACCAGGCTGGTCACACGGCGATCAGCGCGTGATCAGATCCTGCTGGCGTGGAGCTACCGATGCGCATACTGCGGTGATGATCTAGGACGCAGCCCAACGCTTGATCACGTGGTGCCTAAGGTGCATGGCGGGCTTACGGTGCGCAGCAACATGGTTGCCTGTTGCCTTGGCTGCAACTCCAGCAAAGGGCATAAGGCATGGGTGGACTGGTACAGAGCGCAGCCGTTCTGGTCTGCACTGAACGAATGGGCGATCGTGCAATGGATCGCGGAAGGCGCTAATTTGGCTGCCTAGAACTCTCTGAGGGTCTAGGCGTTCCCGTAGCGGCCGGCTGCGGGCAAAAGGCCAGTGGTGCGTGAGCCCTGGCCACCGGTCAACCCAATCACGGCAGGATCCTGCTGCACACCCACAGCGCGATCAGGCACGTCGCCCAGTACTCCAGCACCAGCACCAGCACGTCGCGCAGCATCAGCGTGCCAGCAGGTGATCGAGATAGAGCTCGGCCTGCCACAGGTCGCTCGAGTAGCGGCAGATCCCACCGACGCAGCTGCGGTAGTACACCTCACCATGCACGGGCATGAGGGTTTCGATGTAGCCGCCGTCTCGATCAGTGCGGCTGATGACTTCCGGGCCGAACATACAGCTCACACCTGGCCGCATAGCGGCCACCGGTACGCTTTGATTCTGGCAACTCGAGCCCGCAGCGCTGATGACGCATCTGCCAATGCTGGCAATCCCAACACATCAATGGCTCACCAGCAGGACGCAGCCTTGCGCGCGCAGCTTGGTAGATGTGTTGCGCTTTGATCAATGCCGCCTGCAGTTGCACTGCACCGGTATCCATCTCGATCTGATGTTCAGGCTTTGGACCGAGCACCACGCGCGCGTGCCATGTGCGGTCAGTACGGCTGCACAGCAGCAACAAACGGCCGCCGTGCAGGCTGATCATTCCGCCTCACCAGCAGCAGGCTGGTGGAAGATACGTTCGAGCACCATGGAGTCAGGCTCATCTGGCCCGCTGGTGACATAGGCAGCAACCGGATCAGTGCCATCTGATGCCACATAGATGCAGCCGTAGCCATAAGGCTTGACGACAACTAGACCGGTGTTGCGGCTGCGCGACAAGATGCGCAGCGCCAGCCGCTCGATCAGATTCAAACCAGGTAGTTGGCGCATCATCCCTCCAGTTTGGCGATAAGACGGGCTAGATACCACTGGCACTTACGGGCATCCTCGAGCGCATTGCCCTTGCACCAGATGCGCAGCAGGTATTTCAGCGCCTGGCCCTGCAGGTACGCGGGCACCATGTGAGGCGCATCGGTAATCGCGGATTCGATCACATCAATCGCCTCGACTGGGCCGCGACGGTAGTGCGATGGGTTGATTGGGTCGGTCATTCAAGCCAGCTCCATGCAATGCGTTGGCAGATGCGCCATGCGTGTTTCTTGTCGATCTCATACCGGTCGGCGAGCTTCTGGTAGCTCAGCCCTTCAGCGCGAAGCTGGCGCAGCTCGCGCACCAGCTCCTCGCTCAGGATCACGGCGACGTTCTCCTCACCGCGCTTAAACGGCCGGCTCATCGCCACTTATCCCCGAGCAGCTGCTGGCGGCAGACCTCGATCGCCTGCTGCGCTTGCTTCTGCGTCATCACCGACTCGGTGGCATCCATAGCGCGCACCACGCGGGCAAGCAAATCGGGGTATGACGTGTCGCGGAAGTTGGCAGCCAGGTCGAGCGCGAACTCCTCCCACAATCCGGTGTATGTGCAGCAGGTGCGGCCGCTGCGTTCGTACAGCGCGTCCATCATGTCGGCGCGCTGCTGGTCGAGCTGTTGTGCGTTCATGGTTCGAGGTGTTGGCGGATGCGGAGCAGCTCAGCGCAAAGCTGCTGGCGGTTGCGGATCCCAACGGTGCCGCACAGCTGATCGATGCGGATGTCGATCAGCCGGCGGATGCGCTGGCGCTCCTCAGTCTGACCAGCGGTGAAGGCGCTGGTGTCGCTGAGCAGCTGCTCGAT